CGGCGAGGGCCTCGAGAATTCGCCGCTCGTGGTCGCCCAGGAACTTGCGTGCCGCGTCGCCCGCGATCTGCGACGTGACCGGATCGGTGCGGCGAAAGAGCGGGAGGTGCTCAACGCTCGCGGAAAAGTAGTCGCTCATGCCACGGCCTCCCGTGGCTGCAGATACTTGCCCTTAGCGATCTGGCAGACGACTTGGTTCGAGATCCCGAGTCGCAGCGCCACCGTCTTCTGCATCAGTCCTTGAGCGAGCAGCTGCTTGACGCGGTCAACGTCCACTCGTTGTCGTGCTGGCATCGTTCACCTCCGTGTGTATTTGCCCGGTTACGCCGGGCGCGACCGCCTCACCCGTGGAGTTACTCGGGCAGCGGCTGCGGTGGATTTGCCCGTCGCCCGCTTCGGGGCCGCTCCCGTAGACCGGGTTTGCCCCTGCGGCTGGGGCTGTTTCTTCATTGACGCCCACGTGTCGTGCCAGGCCATGTCATCACTCCCACTTACTGCGACGCAGATACTGCGGTTCTGGCTGCGGCGGGTGTGCGATCTCGGGTGGCACATGCTTCTCCAATGCAGCGATGCGTTCCTCGAGCCGCTCGCACTGACGCTTGAGCAGGATGCTCTGGCGCAGTGCATCGCCGCACCGGACGACCAACTCTTCGGGCACGCGGTAGTAGTCCCGCAGCTGCATCTCAACGGCGTGTGCGTCAAGGCTCATGCCTGCACCTCGTGCTCGGCGGCCTCGTGGGCGAACTCCTGGCCTCGGTCCTCGGGCTCGGCCGACAGGATGTCGAGCTTGCCGTTGATGAGGTTGAAGAGCTCGTCGGCCTGGGCTGGCGTGTAGAAGCCGGCCCGCAGCCTCGTCTCGACGATGCCCTGCATCCGCTCGAGTTGCCCGGCCGTGGCCGTCTGAACGTGGTGCCTGGCCTTTCGCATGTCCTCGGCAGTCGCCTTGGCCGGCTGGCTAGCCGGGGCCGCCACGGGCTCGCTGACGGGCTCTGACGGCACGACGGCCGTGGGGTAGTCCTGGGCTTCCTCGGCCGTGATCAGCCCACGCAGAGCGTCTGCAAACGCATTGCGTAGGGCGAAGCCACGGGCCCGTAGGGCGCACATTCGAGAAGGGTAGGAAGCCCACGGGCCAGACTTGCCGGCGAGGCCCGCACGCTTGGCATCGGCCATGCTGAACCGCACGACCGTGGGAGCCGGGTAGCCGCGTCGCTTGGCCTCGCAGACGGCCACCAAGCCGTCGCCCTCGCCTTCGGTGTACTCGCGGACGTACTCGCAGACGGGGCTGCTCTGCACTAGGGCCAGAGCGGCGTCTCCCCAAATCGTCGGCCTGCCGTTAATGACGGCGATCGACTGCAGCGACTGCATCGGCGACAAGCCGACTTCGCTGCCGTGCTGGACGGCCAGCATGCACGCCTCGGGCTTGCCACGGAAATCTTTGGGCGCGAAGTCGCTGCCCGCGACCAGCTTGGCAAACCGCATGGCATCGTCGAACGAGGCGAGGGCCAGCCCCCTCGCGGGCGTCGTGTTTGTGCTGATTTCCGTGGTCATCGCCGAGTCCTTTCGTGAAGTGGTGTCAGTTGTGGAATCCGTTCGCGCTGTCGCAGGCAGCGTGGATTTCACGCCGCAGATGCTCCTCGGCTCTCGGCTGAGTAGCCACGCTCTCGACGGCGGTGGTCAGCCGCTCGAGCACGCGGTAGATCTCGTCCAGCGTGGTGTCGATTGACGCCAGCGACTCGCACACGCGCTCGGCGTGCCTGGCGTCGATTACGCCAGAAAACACAGGCTTGCTGCCGACGATGCTGTGGCTTTCACAGTTGCCTTCCTGCCGTTCGTTGCTTCCCCTGCTGTCCCACTCGCGCTGAAGCCGCTGCATGTGATCGGGGTGCACATAGAAAGCACCTCCGTGACCGCTGCCAGTCTCAGGGTCGCCGCCAAACAGAATCGCCGTTGCGCGACCAGCGTGAATCTCCTTGCCGACGTAGTTGGCAAACACATAGCCACGATCTTGGTTTTTTGTATTCCTCACGTAGTCAGCCGGTATCAGTGCGCGATCGAACACTTGACTGATCTTTGGCTTTTTGTTCTTGCTCATCGCTAAGTCCTTTCGTGTTTCTGGAATCTGGAAAATCCCGCCTGGCGTCCTGCTCGGCGGGTGGTTCGTGCGTCCGTGCTGCCCCGGTTCCACCGGGCTCCTTCCGGCATCGAGCTCCGCTGGGTGCCGGTCCTCAAAACGGGTAGATCGCTTCGGCATGGACGACGCGCCGGTGGCCGTCGTCGGAGTCGATGACGTACAGGTCGTCGTTCGCCGCCTCCACGATGCGGCCCATGCGGCTCACGCCGTCCATGGCTCGGTACATCACGGCGTCGCCCACGCTGTAGACCGCAACGAGGCGACCGCCGACGTAGTGGGCACCGGTCGAGATTGGCCGCAGCGTCTGCTCGTGGAGATGGGTTGCCGCAGCTGCGGCTTCGGCGTCACCGGGATGAGTCGTGTCCATGTCGATTCCTTTCGTGTTGGGTTGCGGGAATGTACGCACGAACAGTGCGTCGTCAAGGGGGCGGATCGTCAAAATGAGGGGACTTGAAACGGCGTACACCAGTGGGCCAAAGGTGCCGAGCATTGGGTGGCGGTATCGCAACGTAGGGTAGCGGTATCGCAACTTCTGTCAACGGGTCAGCAACGTGGTTACGATCTTGAGCAGCACGGTGGCGAGCTCGAGCCAGAGGTCGGTGGTCATGGGTTGGGCCTCCTTGCCTAAAGTGAAATCAAACAGCGGCGGCGGTTGCCGCCCGGATCTGGGCGAGCGCCGTCTTGGCCTCTTCCCGTGTGTCGTAGGTGGCGACGCTCCAGCGGTCCTCGCCACGCTGGGCCAGGATCTCAAACCAGTAGCAGACGCCACGGCTGCGAGGGTCGGCGATCTTCTTGATGCGGTAGGTGGTGGTCACGGCGTCGTCCTTTTGTTCGTGGTGGAGTTGCCCGTCGGCCCGATTGCCGACGGGCCAGGGTGGTTGGTCAGTAGGTCATCGTCTCGCCGGTCGTCTCGTCGAGCACCTCGTCCCACGCGGCGTAGATCGCGTCGATCATCCGATCAGCGACTCCCGACACGTTCATCGTAAAGACGCCGTGCAGCATCGCGGAGTAGCCGCCGACGCCCGAGCCGTCGGTGCCCCACATGCTGCCCTTCCACGGCAGGATCGAAAGGATGCCGTAGTACTCGCCGTCGAGCTGCACGAACTGCTCGCGGCTGTGTGCCGTGAATCCCTTAGTGATCGTCACGACGTTCTCGCGGCTGCTGATCCGCCAGCCTGCCGAGCGGGCGGCGGCGACAAACTTGCGGGCGGTCGCGAGCGTCTTGGTGGTCTTGATTGCGGTCTTCATCGTTCGTCTCCCGGTTGGCGTTGCGTCAGGTCACAAACGCCTGACACCCACATAGTAGCAGTATCGCAACTACGCACAAGGGGGCTTGAGAAAGATTTTTGGGGAGCCCCGTTTTCCGGGGATTTAGCGGGATTTCTTCCGCTTGGCGGCCTTTTTCCGGCCCGTGGACGCCTTGGCGGCTGACCGGTGTCCGGCGGCCCGGCTGGTCAGGCTGCCCCGTAGGGCCTCTACGGACGCCCTGGAGACGAGCCAGGCCCTGCCGTTGACCAGCCAGCCCTCCAGCCTGCCCCCGGCCGTCCTGTGCGACGTGGGGGCACCCTTGTCGTCCTTGGGGATGTGCTCGAGCAGATCCCGCCGGATGAACTGTTGGGAGCAGCCGGCCAGCTTGGCGGCCTTGGCTACGGAAATCCAGTCGTCTTGGATGGACACGGCGATCATGCCTCAATCGTAGTTGCCGCTTTGCAACAGTCAAACGACCGCCGGCGCAGGATTTCCAGTCCTCACAGGTTTTGGTCGGTTCGTTGCCTTCGCGTCCCGGCACCCCATACAGTCGAGGTGCCGGGCAGATTTCAAGCGGAGAGGGCGGGGCTTGCGATCTTGTACACATATGTACACTGGCTCCTGTCCGCCCTGTGGAGGTTGATCGATGACGCTGCGAGAGATTCTGACGAAGTATTCGATTTTGCAAAACCTCACCGACCGCACGGTCGTGCTGTACGGCCACACGCTGGACCGGTTTGCCGAGCACCTCGGCCACGAGCCGACGCTCGACGACATCGACGACCTGGTGGTGGCTGGCTTCCTGCGGTGGCGAGCATCCACGCCCAGACGCGGCAGGAAGCCGTCTGCGGCCTCGGTGTCCAAAGACAAGAGCCAACTCACGGCTTTGGCCAACTGGGCCGCCAAGAAGCGTCTGAAGCGTTCTGACGGGCGCGACGTGGAATTCCTGTCGCTGCCACGTACCCGGAAGATCCGCCACGCCCCGCAGGCGTATACGGCAGACGAGGTGGCCAGGCTTATCCGCACGGCCCGGAACCGCATCGGGCACATTGACGGCAAACCGGCGGCCTGGTGGTGGCCGACGCTGCTCTACGCAGCGTGGTGCTCAGGAGAACGTATCGGTGCCCTGCTCGAGCTCCGCTGGCAAGACGTGGACCTCGACAACCGGACGCTGCTGTTCCGGGCTGAGACAAGGAAGGGCCGGTCAGCCGACATCCAGCGAGCGATCACGCCGGACCTGGCAGGCATGCTGCGCCGGTTCGCCGGCGAGCCGGATGCTTTGGTGTGGCGATGGGACCGAGCCCACCATTCGCTCTGGCCCAGCCTCAAGCTGCTCTGCAAACGGGCCGGCGTTCGCGGCACGGGTTTCCACAAGATGCGGAAAGCGTCGGCCTCATACGTCGCCCTCGGCGGCGGCGATGCGACCGAGCACTTGGGGCATGCCAGCCCGGAGATGACGAGGCAGCACTACCTAGATCCCAGGATCACGAGTCCGAAGACAGCCCTGGACTACCTCCCGCCCCTGGATCTCGACGGGCCGGCGGCGTGACCCGGCACATGCGGAGCGGCCGGCAGGGGAAAGGATGACCCTGCCAGCACGCTCAACGCATGGCCCGGATCATTGGCTCTGCCGACACTCTTGGTGGCAGGCGGCGTAGCCCGCGATGTCGATGGCCGCATCGTCGGTGGCACCGGGGCCGCGCTGCCGGGCGATCTTGTCCAACACCATCACGAGCGCCCAGTCGGCCGCCGTGAACGACGTGTTGAAGGCGGCGTTGACCAGAGCCGCCGTGCGGGCGAAGTGTTCGGTAGGTGGCCCGTACTTCCCGTGCCGGTCACGCACGGCAGCGATAGCACCGTGCAGAGCCTGCTCGGCACGAGTCGCCGCAAACCCAGGCGGCGTCCACTCCGCGTACGTCTCGCCCGGCTCCGGGTCGCCCTGGTCGAGCTTGTAGCCGATGACCTTTGGATCGTCGGCCGGCGTGGCGTCCATCCTTGATCGCCCAGAGGCGACAGCCTTCATGCGCTGTTCTATCGCTTGCCGCAGCGCGGCGTTCGCTTCTTCTACTGTCTGCACTGTCATGGTTGTCCTTTCATGCTGATCTCACCGTACCGTCACCCATCACCCGATAGTTGTGGACATCGAACGCTCCACGCTCGTGAACCGTCGCTACGGCAAAGCCCCAGTTCCAGCGATTGATGCGGGCGTACTCGGGTCGCAGGTCGCACAAGCATCCCGTTGACCAGCAGCCAGTCTCTCGGTGCCACATGTCGCTCTCGGCGTGGTTGCTGGTCCGGTGCGAGTGTCCTACCAGCACTGTCGAGAGCGTGCGTAGGAACGCACCTCGAGCCACGCTGACTGGAGCCGCCATGCCCTTCGGCAACTCGTGACCGTGGAGCACGGGAAGTTTGCCGAGCATCACGGGCCGCATGTCCTCGACCAGCGTGATGTCGTGCTTGTCGAGGTCGAGCCACGCGCCGAGCGACATGCGAGGGTCGTCGCTGATCTCGGGGCCGTGCTGGAAGAGCCAGTGCCGCCACCGCTCCTCATGGTTGCCGCTCTTGTAGACGACCGGAATGCCAGGAAACGTCTGTCGAACCCACGCCAGGAAGTCTCGCACGGCGACGAGTTCGCCCTTGAAGTCCCGCTGCTTCGGGTCTTTCATGTAGCGGCTGATTGCATAGAAATCGGCGATGTCGCCATTCAGTAGCAAGGCAGAGAGCGACTGCCCCTTGAGAAACTCAATCGCCGCAGCGACGGCGACTTCGGAGTGATACGGCACATGCACGTCGGAGATGATGCCGACCGGGCCGGTGACTCGCATGACGTGCGGCGTCCACGGCTCGGCGTGGCTGGGCGGCATCGAGTAAGTGACGCCGGCCTGTCGCTGGGGACGCCGTGTTGCCGGCTTCATCCTGGTGCGGTGCTTGTTACCGTGCACGCCGAACTGCCGGCTGATGCGTTTGCGGGCCTGCTCCAGTGTGATCGCC